CATTTCAGGTTCAATATAATTCATTACCTTATCCTATCCCATGTATTCTGCGCCATGCTACCCACGTGATAGCTTGCATCTCGAATGCTTTTAATGCTCTACCATTGAGCCGAACTTTCTTACCTGCCTCTACGTACTCATCCTGTAGCGTTGCATATTCTTTCTTACCTATGCTAATGCTACCTGTCAATCCCTCACGTACAGCATAGGCTATATTACGTGCATGTCCATCAATCGTACACCCATCGTAGCCCATGATATTCTTAAAAAAACTGATAATCTTTTGCCCATTTAGAATGTCTACGACACCTGCATCATCATGTGGCATAGCATCTAGTATAGACCACCCCTTTGCTTTCATAGTGTGATACGTGCTTACCTTGAAGCTGTCTATATCATCACCATTGACATAAGCTTGCACCATGTCACGTGTATTCTGCACGTTACGTTCCCACCTATTGTTAGGTGATAGTGCCGCGCATACACCTACTACAATGTATAATGGTACATCATAGTCTAGAGCAATGCGATTGCACTCTGCTAGTGCCTCTGCATACCACACTACACCATCACGTTTTTCTTCTGGCGTAGCTAGCCTATATATTGATATGATATTTTCTACTGTCATAATTACTACTCCCTTACTACTTATGAGGTACAACAGCACGATAGCACTGTTGCGCCTCTATGTCAATTCACACTCGCAGTGATACAAACTTACCATCTGTACCACGACCTACTAGCAGGTATTGCACATGGCTACTGAATGTACCCTTGCGCTTGCCATAACGTGATGACATGCGCTTGTATTGCACCTGTTGAGGCTTTACGATTGTGATTGAGGTCTGAGCGTTACGAATATTAGCCATGTTTCTACTCCTATTGGCTGATTAGGTACACTATTGCACCTCATAAATAGTAAAAGTCTAGGGCTTTGTGCATGGCATACACTACGCCTGTCGTTTTTCCAGTCGCAGTTACACTCTGCCCTAGTCTTGGCATGATTGCTGACGCTTGCATTGCATTGCGGCATTGTGTTGCCATTCTCAACAATGATACAAGGATATTGCTATCACCTTGTCAGCTTTGGTTAGGGTGCGTGTCCAACCGCACTTAGTCTAGTGGCCTAATCCACTGTTGGCAATGGTCATGGATACTCTTTATTAGCGCATCATTGCCTAAACCGCATTTATTGTTAGCCTTATACTTGCACTATCTGATTCTTTTGTCAATCCCTATCGTTTATCTTCTATTATCATTTCATACTTTGTTTATTATGTCTAGTCTTTTTTATTCTATAGCTTATCCTCGCTAGGTACGTTTCACTTTGTCACCTTATCGTATACTAGGCCAAGCCCTTGTCTCTTTGGTGGTAAGCTTCATTCGCTATGATTATTATTAAAAACTATTTTTCAGATTATGTAAACAAAAAAATAATAAATATTGAAAATAATTTTAACTTTTTTTGACATTATATAGTATACCGAAAAAACAAATAGAGAGAGACAGAGAAGTGTGTTAAAAATGTCACACATGTTGCAAATATATCACCAGTCATGTCTAACAATGTTCAACATGGCGCAGAATGTTAGACAAGGCTAACTTTGTTTGACATAACAAAAAGGAACGCGAAGGGGGAACGTGCGGTTCTACTACTATTGAATACCCCCTCAGATTTTTTTGTATAAATAAGCTGAGAGGGGTGTAGGTAGGTAGGTGTTACACCATGTTCAAGTTTGACCATCACATAAGTTACTATGTAAGTATAAGTTAAAGGGGGTCTATCTCCTTAATGTAACTTTAGAAACCAAACCACCCTTCTTGTTGTCTAGATGCACCAGCAATGTTAAACGAATTCATAAACTTATCTAGTTCATTGTCTAACAATTCTTCCTTACGTACCTCTATAGCGTTATCAGCGTCAGCAGCCATCTGGTCTACCCAATACTGTACAGCCATAGCCAGCACGTCTAACCTATCGTCATGGGCTAGCGCACCACGTACCTTCGTGATACGTGTCATCTGATACGTTAGCATATACTTAACACCCTTATCAGGTGGCATATGTTGAACACTGTCATAGTCTTTCTGTACAACCTTAGGGTCTACAATCAGCCTATGCTGGTTCATAACAGGCTCTAACGTGTCAATGATACGTGCTTCCTTTTGTTTACTATGTCTGACTTCCTCTATCGTAACTGGATACGTTTTGGTCAGGTAAGGCTTGAGTAGTTCTGTAAACATACCATCACCAAAGTTACTCTCAACGAGAACCATGTTTACCTGATGTATCTTAGCTAGGTCTGTTAGGTGCTGTAGTGTTTCCTCAGAGTATCCACCCTCTACACCACCAGCGTCCACTACGTACAAGAAACCATTAAGCATCTTTACAATAGCGTATGCAGTCTCATCAGAGCCTCTACCAGAGGGGTCAATGGCAAGTACGCTACCTGTATAGTCAGCACGACCTATCGTGTCCTCAGGAGCGTAGAACTTGTCTCCTGCTAGTCCTACGTTAGGAACATCTGATACAGGCTTCATAATGCCATACACTATCTTCTCAGGTGCAGAGGTCTTGTCACATGAGTATATAATCAAGTCTGCAAGCTTCAATGGGTACTTGTTAGCGTCACTTAAAGAAGTGTCTAACATAAACTGTAGAGCAAAGCCACTACGCCCATACGACAGTTCTCTTTCTAGTAGGTCTTCATCGTCAAAGCGTTTAGCGTCCGTAGGAAGCCCATACAGTGCGTTTCCTTTGTTTTGTAGGGAATCATACAAGAGAGGGGCAAGACGGCCACCATACGCCTTCTCAGAGCGTTCTAGAGTAGGATAACGAGCAGGCCATACACGCATTGCGTATCCGCGAGATAAAAGTACGTTATATAGGCTCATTTCGTTCTGTGGCGTACCCAAGTAAATAATCTTACCTTCGGGCTTTAGAACAGCGTCAAATTCCTTGACAGTCTCTCCTAGCTTCTCACGCATCATGTGCGTCATAGAATTGTTAGGAACTTCTACGTCATCAGCAATAATAATGTCGGCACGTGAACCTGTAAGCTGTCCTGTTACACCAACTGACTTTACAGAGGGTGAACCAGACGCTTTAGCAGGTGCTACGTCAAACGCAATCTTAGACCAGCGTTGTCCTTCCTTTGCCACAAGATGTTGGCAGATAGGTAGTTCGCATATGATACGCTGCGTAAACGTAGAGAAATCATCAGCACGTGCCTTAGATGCTGAGACAACCATAAACTTAAGTTGTGGGTTTAACAGTAGCTGGTGTACCACGTAGGCGGCAGTGATGTAGGATTTACCCACACCACGAAATGCCTCAATGATACAACGCTTGGGACTATCCTGAAGATACTGTGCAATATCGTACTGGATAGGAGTAGGCTCTGGTAGACCTAAGTGTTGCCACACTAGGTACGTAAAGTTCCTAAAGTCGTGTAGAGCCTTTGGTATCTCTGTCATTGTACCTTCTCTGCTACCTCAAATGGTAATTCATGTAAAAGATTTGCAAGGGGGTTTGACTCTGTTATAGCGTCTAACGATGCCCCATTGTCCTTAAGAAACTTAACAGCGACTGATAGTTCGGACGCAGTAGCCTCTCCGCTACGTACGCGCAGCAGGAGTTCCTGAGTAACAACATCATGCAAATCATCCATCTGTTGCTTTTTTGCCATCTTATGCCATACCTTTTCCGTATTTATTTTTTTTCTTGTTATCAGTTAGCTTCTTAGGTGCAGCACGTTCTGTAGGTTTATTAGTGTTTTGCTGCAACAATCTAAGCTGTTCCTCTAACCTTTTAATCTCTGTTTCATTTTTCTTAGGTGTAGGTAGAGGTGGTTTCTTCTTTTTGTATTTTTGTATATTTTCTGACATTACTGCCATTCTCCTGTACGAATTTGCTCTGTAACTTCCACCGCACGTTGTCCAACTTGTTTAGCCCAACGACTCTTCAGAAACTCGTCTGCTGCCATATCGTAGTTTCCTTCCTTTAGCAGAGCCATTGCGTTTACGAACTTTGCTACTGTCCCTATCCCTACGTTGAAGGTGAAGTTGATAAGGGCTGCAAAACGTACCTCGTCTAGGTCTTTCGTCCACGCAAACCTTCGTGTCAGTTGTGTTACTGCATTCTGTATGTCGTGTTCTAACAGTAGTTCTGCTTCGCTCTCTGTTATACCAACATCGTCTAAGTTTCTTCCAACGCCTATAGTACATTTTCCTGCGGTACAAAAATAAGGTTTTAGTTTGACACCTTCGTGTCGCTTAAGCTGCTCTATGAGTTTTGTCATGCTTTTTTCTTTTTGTATTTATCTGTCTTCTTTTTTGGAAAACCAGCTTGCATATTTTTATATGCTTTAGCAGAAATTGTTGACTCACTCGCAGGGCGGCTTGTGCCAGCCTTCTTACGCTTGTTAATGTTTCTGTATAAACTCATTTTGTATTTATCCTATGCACTATGTTTATTGCAGTATTAATCCATACCCCGATAAGCACTAGGACATGGATTATCATTTCTATATGTAATAGTTCCAATTATTTCTTACCAAACATCTTTGTTGCACCTTTAATGCCAAACGATGCTGATACGATTACACCGAGGGTATATTTGTACCAGTCAGGTGTGAGTGCCAACGCNTCAAAACCCCTCTCCACNTAATCAACAGTGAAAGGTAAGAAGCATAGTAAAAGTGGGATTGAAAATAAAATGGTAAGGTACTCGTCTTTCCAGCTACCCCCTGCGTTTTTTTGTGCCGCAATATCCCAATCAATCTCACCTGCAATCTGCTTCTCCATTAAAGTTGTTTCTGCTTCTATTTGCATAAGCTTCTGTTTAGCTTTTGCCTTTTTAGTCTCAACATAACCACTAACTGCTTCGCTAGCTACGCCTACGAGACTGTTTACTATTAGTCCAATCATGCAGCATTACCTATCTTTTCGCACTTTGTGCCTACTATTTTATAATCTTTTCCTGTCAATGGCAGGACTTCCCCCAAACTTTCAATCATCTCTTCGATACGTGTCTCACAGTTTTCACGAGTAACCTTTAGACCCCATGTATCATCAAATTGCGTACAATCGTTTGGTGAGTTAATTACACAGGCAAACACGATAGCCTTAAACATTATATTATCCTCTCGTTGCTAAGTAGTAGAAAAACGCAAAGTAAAGCACCAATGCTCCACCTAATATTATTAGTGCTGCTATCACTAAGATTTCAATTAGTCGTTTACGTTTTCTTATTCGTTCCTGTTCTTCTCGTTGTCTACGCTTGCGCGATTCTGCTTGAAACTTAATCCAATCATGCCACAGACCTGCTCGACCTGCGTATATCATAAATTGTTTTAGTTCCTCTTCTTGTTGGCGTATTTTTTCTAACGCCATAAACTCTTCCAAGTCATCAGCAGTGCTGCCACCAAACCAAGAGTTTTTCTTTTTGTTACCTTTTTTTTGAAGAGTATCCTTTGCTGTAACAAAGTCACTAATAGCTTTCGTACAGTCAGCTAGTTCTCTTCCATTGGAAACAAACTTCTTGATTACAGCAAAGGCGGCATTAGCTGCTGCCAATTCAGCAAGCATAGCCTTATCTCCTAATTTCTTTTCTTAAAATATTTACTTCTACTATCACCTGCCCTAATCATAGGTTGTTGGTTAGGGGTGTATCCTGAGTTAGTTTTAATACCTAAGGCTTTTAGTACAGGATGTAAAAGCTTATCGGTCAGTGACTTCTTTTTGTTACCCATCTTTTCTGTCTTTCCACAGTTTATATAGTTTTGCACCTAAGTACGCTATAGACATTAGACCCACGCACAGGGCTACCCACTCGTTAAGAGTAGGTAACCACATAGGTGCGCTAAGACCGCCAGCGACTATTGCTAAATCGTTGTGGTTCATAGCTGTCTCCTAGAATATTACTGTTTGAGGGGTGGAGGTACTCTCACCATCATCATCTGGCATCTGACTATGACCTCCATAACCTGTTTGAGCCATAGAACCATCTTCAAACAAGAACATCATTCCTTGTTCTGACGAGTATCCTACAGCAGCAATATCGGTTACTGTAAGTGAAACAGGCACTTCAAGAGGTGTAGACTGATGAGTAGTATTACCAATACCTAACGCACCATTACCATTGTAACCAACACTAAACACTTTACCATCTTCAGTCATACCATGCCAAAATGGGTAACCATTAGAACCTGAAGCAACCATGTACTTTACACGTTGCCCTGCGGTTGTTGGTAGGCCGTTCATTGTTGCGTAGGTGTTACGAGAAGTGGTTGTACCATTACCTAATGCACCATGACCGTTGTATCCAGCGGAATATACGTTACCATTATCAGCAAGCATATAGGAAGCATCAGGGTAAGCGGCATCATTTCCTGAGTGTACAATCTGAATGATGTTTGCTGTTGTTTGGTCAAATACTCTGCCTAGTACGCTAGCACCATTTTGGGCGCGGCCTAGCCAGCCACTTGTGCTGTCGTGACCCCAATTATAGATGTCACCCAAGCTGTCTTTAATCCATACACCGCGAGGAGCAACGCACATAATTTGAGCAACCTTCATTGGGTCACCATTACGATTGTTGCCTAGTGGTATAACAGTAGGAATAGAAGCGTGAGTAGCGTTCTGACCATTTGTTGTATACCCTGAGTACCCAATAAAGCGTAAAACGCCTTGTTCATCAAGTGTAATAACATAAGGGTAGTTTACCGAACCAGCCACAACTTGCACTTGGTTATAAAACAGTGTCGAAATTTCCACTGTATTATAGGTATTGTTAGTATTACCTTGTCCTGATTGACCATGCCCATTATATCCTACATAATGTAACNAACCATCAGTACATACAATCCACATACCTGAGTAACTATGTGCTGTTCCTGAAGGATAGGCAATATAATCAACAGTTTTACCATTGATAGAGTTACTAGTATCAGCACTTACGTTTGTAGGGATATCACGAGTTTGTCTACCTGTGCCGCCATTTGCAAGAACACCATATGTATTAGCACCCCATGTCCACAGGTTACCATCTTTATCGACACACCATGAGCAATAGGCATAATCCATACCCCATGTCTTTTTGTACCAACCAGCAGCTTCTACTGTAGTAATAGTATTACCCATGACATCGCCATGCGTAGTACAAGTGTAACGAAGGGAGTCAGGCGCGTCTGTAGGCACAGCAATCTGTACGTATGCGCCAGCCTGTCCAGCAGTACCTGAGGTTGTAACGCCTGTAGTATAGGCAGCACCTGTGCCATCCTTAAAGGACAGTGGGTGGTTTGCTACACTAGAGTCGGATACATCAAACTTATAGGTAGTACCTTTTGTTAGTGTCTGCGTAGGGGCAGTTGTGCCATCAATAGCAAACTTATTCTGACCACTATCAACAACAACAGTGATTGTTTTATCTACAATCAGACCTGTTGGATGTGGAGAAATACCTTGTTTGTTTGGTATCTTTTTAACACCAGCAAAGCCCTTTGGAAAGGCTACCCTTGTTGGATAACTTTTGTGGTTAGTATTACTACCAAGACCAAGTTGGTAGTGGCCTCCATGACCCCATACCTTTAAAAGGTCATCTTCCATAAGTACCATAGCCTTGCGGTATGTTTGTCTAGTATTATCCCAAAGTTGTTGAACTCGCATACCAGAGCGATACGTTGTGTTTGACCATTCAGGTATGCCAGAGTTATTTATTTTTAAAACTTGATTAGCATTTCCAGCCGCGAGGCTTTGAAAATTAGTGCCATCCGAATAAATAATCCCACCATTTCCTGTGGACGATGCTGAGAAGCCTTGAGTAAAAACTTCCCAATCAGTGTTTGTTGTCGTGGGGTCTACATTGGTAGAACTGGTTGTTGCTACACATACATAAGTAGAGCCATCTTGACTTACCACATCTTGTTCATAGTATGTTGTAGCACTTGACCATGCGCCTTTCCACGAGAAGGCTACTTTACCAAGATTTGCTGTATTTGTCATAACTTCTCTCTATCTTAAAATTTAATTTGTGTAGGAACGTACATATCTTCAGCGTCATTACCCGCACCTCTTTCATACTGACCACTGCCCCAAACCATAACGTCACCGTTTTCATCCAGAGCATATGTTGCATGATAATTATTACCATCGTATTGATAACCAGCTTTGGCTACGTCTACGAATGCGTAAGGGTGTAGAACTTCCTTTAATTCGCTATTAGATATTGCAGTGCCAGTTTGTTGCTGATTACCAGCACCATCTCCATAGTTGTATCCTACAGACCAGATAGTTCCGCGCTGAGTTAAGATGTCTACAGCCTGTCCGTGTCTACCAGCAACGCCCAACATTTCTACAGCGTCAGTAATCTGAGGCCACGTTGTCCATACAGAAGTGTTAGTACCTGTACCGCTTAATGGTGAGTATCCACGACCCTTAATAGTACCATCCTTCATAAGGGCTACTGCTAGGTCATAACCACCATTCTTCACAGCGGCATACTTAACACCTGTTAACCATACGTCACCAAGGTCAGGATAAGCCGCTTCTTGGTTTGGATGACTAAAGCCTATTTGTCCACCCACGCTAATTGCGGAAACATATAAGTCACCATTATTTCGCGTCAAAAGGTTAGACCTGTAGTACTGACTACCAGTTGCCCAATGTCCATCAGACTCGTGTGAGGTAACGTGTGCTACATCTGTAAACATGGTGTTCTTGCGGAAAGTATAAATTGTATCATCGCCACCAAAGTATTGTGTAGCGTGTCCACATCCCCATAGATTATCATCAGTATCAATAAGCATAGAGGCGTTATGGTACTGCCCATTGGTGTAGGCTTTCTTAATCTTTACCCCTTCGTCATATGGGAGAGGTACAAGAGTTGGACTATATCTTCCTGTGGTATCCCCTAGTCCAAGAGAACCATGTCGGTTACTACCCCAAGCGTACAACTTACCAGACTCACCAATCGCAAAGAACTGGTAATAACCATAGTAATCGTACTGACTCTCAAAGTCTACAATCTTGTCATCACCAATGTCACTGGTTGTCGAGATTTCAGTCATTGTTTCACAAACAGCATTCACACCATTTCCAGCATTACCATTACCAGTACCCCACAGTTTACCTGTAGAGTCTACAGCAAAAGAGTGATTAACAGCTTTCCACGCTTTAACAATATAAGTACCTTTTGGAAAAGGAACTACAGTAGCTAAACCTCTACTTAGGTTTCTGTTACCTGTACCACCATGTCCATATCTGTGCTGACCAATAAAACGCATTGTACCATCAGTCATAACAGCACCAGCAATCTCACCATTACAGGTGTACTTCATGTGACCTTTATTGTTACTTTGAATTAGACTGACAGCCTTTGTTCCATTACGTTCATCAGTAAAGCGAAACTGAGGAGTGTAGTTGCTACCACTAGATGCGGTATGTAATATCTGACCTTTCTTACCCTCAACAGGTATTGCGCGGTCAGTGAGAACTTGACCCTTGTTGGTCAAATTCTGTTGCCCTTGAGCAAAGTCAGAAAGTGTGCCATCAGCGTTGACCTTCTTTACGTCACCGCCTTGCCTTACGACATCACCTTCCTCGTAAGTTGTATTACTATTATAGGCACGTTTCCAACGATGTCCAAGCTTTTTTATATCTATCATCATAACATCGTCCTTTAGTACCGCATGACAAGATTATTATTTTCTATTAAAAATTCTACGTTCTCACCTATAAAGTAAGTAGCATAATCATCAACATTAACATTCATCTTTCCATACTCGTGTAAAATAGTGCCATCAGCTAGGTTTTTAAAACCATAGAACTGAGGCGAGGCTACAGAAGATACAAGGTTATATCCTGTTTCACCAGTATTAACTTGTAGAAACTCTCCTGCGCTGCCTGTCAAACTAGCTGGAAAGCTAGCTGCATTTAGTAAGCCTGTTGCCGCAGTAGCAGAAGCAGCCGCATTTGTTTCAGCAGTTTCTGCCGCAGTCTGAGCAGCTTGTGCATCATCTCTAGCAGACTCAGCAGTAGTAACAAAACCTGATGCTTGGTTCTTGAATGTTTCAGCATCATCACGATGGCCTTCTGCATCTGTTACAGCCTGTTGTGCGCTTGCTAACGTGCTTGCTGTAGCTGTTGTAATAGAACTGTCTACATAAGCTTTGTTAGTTGCGTCTGTGTTAGCTGTAGCAGTTGCTACGTTTTTAATTGCTTTGCTTTGGGCGTCCCACTTATCGTCACCTGCCAAAGTAATACCATCGTTAGATTTATCTGACGCTTCCTGCACAGCGTGGAAGACCTGTGTGTTACTAGTGTCAAGGTCTTCCTCTGTTAGCACCGAGCCTGACTGAAAGTCAATGGCACGTGTAGTAATGTCAGTTGTTCGTCTTACCTGTACGTTTGCGCCTGACGATACTGGTGCTGTTAGTTGCACAGTAGTAGCAGATGGAAAGGTAAGACCTGTCTGATTCACACCATCCACTGTTACGCTAATCTCTGACTGTTCTTGATAGTCAAAGGGTATCGTAAAAGTGTCTGTCGTGTTGTTTGTGGGTTGATAGTTTTCGTATGAAAAAGGCATTTCTTAATCCTTTGTTTTAGTCCATAATGTAACTTTAGGTTAGTCTCCTAGTTCTCGTGCAGCAGCATTTATTGCTTGTCTAGCACCATACAGAGATTGGAAAGGCGCGATACGTAGTAATGTACGATACTCCTGTTCACTCATATCTTCTCCTTCGATAACAGCGTCTGCAATATTACCGCCTGATTGTAAGATACCTTGTGCTAGTCCGATAGCAGGGGGAGTAATAGCGTAAGCATTACCTTGCATACCACCATTTGTTATCTGTAGAATGTAACTGAATAACGAAGCAGCCCCGACTTGCTGTAGTNCGCCAATCAGGATGTTTTCAGGTTTCATACGCTCTTCGATATACTCATCTCTGTCACCTCGTCCTGCTGCATTCATATGCACACGTGCAGTATACATAAGGCTACCCATAAGGGCGGCACTTGAGATAACTTTTGCTACTGCTAAGTCCTTTGCTTTTGCTCGTGTAGCCAAACGCATAGCCTGTTGTTCTAGAGAGCCAAGTGTAAAGTTAAGGAACTGAAACATTGTTTTACCAAACTCGCTTCTAAGCCTACGATTAGTAGAACCAATGTTAGTTTCCTGTACGTTCTGTCGTGCTTCTTTAAAACCAGCAGCCTTGAACGCTTCGCGTACATCCTCAGGCCAATCTTTAAGATTTAGCTTTTTGATAGTACCATTAGCATTCTTCTGCACTACGTTACTAGCCATGACACGTTGTATCTTAGCTGTCATTTGGTCTGTTAGACCTAACTGACGTAACTTAGTTTTAGAAAATGGAAGCTTACCTTTTGCTCCCTTCAATGCAAACTCGTTTGTAAAGTTGACCATAGAAAGCCTACGAAGAGTTTGTGTAACGCCTGTAAGTCCTGACCAGTACGCCACTTTCTTTTGTGACCACAGCGCAGCACCTTCTGCCTTAGAAGCAGCATTTACACTCCATCCTCTTTTCTCAGGTAGAGAGCGTTCAGGTGAAATAATCTGTGTACCTACTTCGTCCACATCCATTCGCGTTACGTTGTTCCATTGTCCCAACGCTACTTCCTGACCCATACCTAGCCCATCAACAAGTTCCTGTACTAGGTTTTCATCGGCATCACCTCTACTTAACTTAGTCATTAAGTCTCTATAAGCTGGTAAAGATTTGAATAGTGTCTTGAACGAATACTCAAACAGAGCGTTACTAATCTCCATAAGAGAAGACATACCTGACATACCCATGTTTACAGCAAAGCTGAACGCACGAGAAGCAATCAGGAAACGCCTACCATCGTTAGACACATCTTCACGCTGTGCTAGTCTTCCTGTGATACCATCATACATAAAATCAACAGCGTCTATAGCTTCGTCAATCTCATCCTGAGGCAAGCGTTTCTTCTTACCCTCTTCGCTGATTTTATCTTTAATAAACTGAATACCAGAACTGGATTTGTTAGTATCAATACCATTTCTAGCTAGTCCGATAGCACCTGACATCTGAAAGATGTAGCTGTTGATTAGTTGTTCTGCGTCTTCTTCTAGCAAGTCACTAAACCTGTATTCTTGTACAGAACCATCGGCATTACGTAGTGTAGCAGTAGCCCCTTCGTCAAGAACCATTCTATTCCTTGCTCTTTTATGAGCCTTAGGAATATTGCTTCTTGTCAGCAGTTCCATCAAATCATCTATCTCATCTAATTCAAACCCCTCGTTTTGCAAAATCTGTCTTAGGTCACCTAAGGTCTGTTCGTTTGCACCTGCCCGACCTGTCATTTTCATTTTTGGGTCAGTGATAGAACGCATATATCCCATTGCAATTCTACTTATGTACTCATCAATTTTTTTCTTAGTGACAGGAGTTTTCTTAAACTTCTTCTTCAACAGGTTCTTTACATTTTCTTCAATGTTAGGCTGTCCCTTACGAATAGCCGCTTCTATAAGTTGTCCTATCTGCAATTCGCCATCGTCACCCAATTTAATCAACAGACCTCGTATCTTATCATCGTTAAAAATACGTGTCATGTAGTTAGTATTGTTTAGCATATCTATAGTAAAACCAGATACACCTGACTTAGCGGCTAACTCACCTATTTCTTTCTGTACTACCCTAAGGTTTTCTCCTGCTCGTGCTACTTCTTCTGGCACGTTGGTATCTACTCCACGTACATACCTAGCAACCATACTGTTAAAGTCAGCAATGTTTCCACCTGTTCTGTTTTTCCACTTAGCTTGTTCAACAGGCATAACTCTGGCTACTCTGTCTCTGTACGTAGACTGTAGACGTTCTGCAACTTCAGAGGCAGACTCGTTTGATGCAAGCTTACCACCTCTATAACCTGTACTGTTCATACCTAAGATGTACGAGGCGTATCTTGCCCAACCCATTTTAGAAGAACCTAGTCTATAGTTTGTAGAGATAAGCTTACGAATTTTATCCATGCCCCATACGTTATCAATAAGGGGAATAGCACCTATAGCTTCGTCTGACATATCAGCAGCATTCAGAGTAGGCATTCCATCAATAGCATCAATAAATTCATCGCCCTCTAATTCTCTGTTGATAATCTGTAGGGTTAGAGCATCACCATTGTGAGCATCGTGGAAACGTCTCTCAGCTTCTGTTAGTTCCTCGCCTCGTGCTACTTTACCAGAAATACGATTACGATGTCCATTACGTACGATAGTAGTAGCGGCAGCATCAAATGCACCTGACAGACCTGCACCAAGACCCATAGCCACCATAACGTCACCACCATCAATGTCGTAACGATACTTTGCTCTTAATGATTCAAAGACTGCTGCCTCTGTACCACCGATAGCGGCGGCTGTAGCGGCTTTATAGGCGCGGCTAAACTTCCTACCTGCACCAACCATAAACACAGTACCACCTGCTACAGGAGAGCCAATAGCAGTAGCACCAGCAGATGCCGCCCATATAGCACCCCACTCTACAGGGTCTGTCATCATGGCAATAGCTTGCGCTGTAAGACCTGACATACCTGATGCTTGAATATGCTTTAAGTTTTCTTGTGTTTTAAGATAGGATGCACGTGTAAGCATGGCAGATGAAGCACCATTTGCCTGTGCATCTTCCAATACTTCACGTACTGCTGTCCTGTCCTCTAAGCCCTGTGTTAGACTTCTAATTAACTCAGGGGTAAACTTTGTGATAGGCTCACCCTTTGTACTAGTAATCCTATCCCAATTATTTACGATTGTACCAGCCACCCATTCTTCTTGTATACCCTTATCCAAGCTACCGAAGAAATTACCAGTGTTTACTTTTTGCTCATCTAGTGCAATCTGTTGTTTTGTCAGTTCTGATTCTTGAACTGTGAAAGCAATAGGTAGGGCATCCATATCTACTGCTTCAAGGTTCAAGTCCTCTAGCAAATCGTTCTTGAATTTTAGAGCCATGTATACCCTACCCTCTTTTGTTTATTTGAAAAAGTCAATCATACTCTTCCATGCTGTTTCTAGTTTATCTACCGCAGTACCTGCAACACCCCATTCCATCTCACGTATGGATGGTAGGTTATCTACGTCTGGTTTAGTTACACCATCAATCCTACGAATACGTAAGTCTTTGTCGTGACCATAAGATGATACTTTAACCTTATCACCAGTGTTACCACCTATGTAATACAGTTCACCATTCTCAGATTTAACAACAATACCTACGTGTCCAAAGGCATTTAGCTTCTCGCCAGTTTTCTTAAAGTAAGCATCCTTATCAGCTTTAGTATGAACCTTAACCATAATGTCACCAGCTTTTACATTAGCTAGTTCGACAGGCTTACCTATCTTTAAGTAGTTCTTAGAACGAGTAGCTGCATACTTATCAGTTGCTCCCATAAGTTTATTAGCATCCATACCTGCGTCAGCAAGTATTTGTGCTAAGAAGACAGCACACCAAGCGTTAGCTTTAGCGACTTCTTCAGGAGTACCCTTAAAGGCTTTACCACCTACAACAGCATTAAAGAAACCTTCAACAGCTTCTGCACCATTCTTACTACGTTCATTTATACCATAGTATTTTAGAGCAGCAGTTACAAGGTCAGGGGCTGTAGCCATAGCTACTACATCTTCACCTTTAGGCTGTTCACCTACGTTAGCAGGTGTTATTGTAGACGCTTCAGCACTAGGGATAATAGCGTCTGATATAGCTTTTACCATACCAGCCCCTGCTACTTTAGCATCAGCTACCATCATGTCACCCATGCGGATTGCTCTGTTAGTAGTCTGCGTAGCCCACTTAGTTGCCCTAATAGCACCATCCTCTGCTTGATTATAAAGCATATTGAACTGTGCTTTTGCAAGTGCTACACCCTGTTCAACAGAACCTTCAGCGTGTGTGGCGGCTTCTTTCATAGATGCCATAAACTTAGGCCATTCGTTCTTGACGTTCTCTTTGCCAAGTTGGAATGCCATATTGATAGCGGCAACCTGCGAAGACTCTGGTAGGTTAGTGAAACCTTCCACAGTGTCATCCCACCATTTGCTAATCTTATTTACTTTAAGATTGACAACAGCTTTCGACTCTTCCTCAGTCACGTTGTTGATGTCTTTAATCAACGCACGTTCATCAGCCTCAAGGCTAGCAATCTGTAAGCCATGTCCTACCGACTTCTTACCTTCGCCATCGCGTAGGTCATCAGTGTAGGGAGTAGCTTCAAAGCCTTCTTCATCAAGAATTGTAGAGGCGGCCGCTGTTGATACAAGATTAAGTCTATCTACTACAGAAGCCAGCGTATTCTTTGTGGTATCTAGTAAGCTAGACTGTTTGTCCTCAAACTCATTGCCGATAGTTTCAACATCGTTTGCTGTTATGCCATCGTCAGACTCAGTCTTAGTCTCAGTCTCATCATCGTCCTCATCTCTACGTAGGAATTCTTCTTGTCCCTGTATAGCATCCGATATAAGGTTTTCAAGTGTAGTACCGCCTGTACGCATTTCCAAGTTACCTTGTAATCCAGCGTTCATACCTGCGTCCTGCGCTTGCTGTAGAGTTCTATCAATCTCTTGGTTTAGTTGTGAAGTAATCCTATCTTCACCTGCACCTTCTGTAAAGTTAGGTGTAAAAGTAAGAGTAGGCTCACTACCCATTGCAGCATTCAATGCTTTACCTACCAACTGATTTAGCTGGTCAGGATTGGTTAGTGCTTCTTTTCTGCTAATACCCAAAGTTATAGGCGGTAAGCCTATACGTGCAGTACCATCTAACTCGTAGGCTCTAATTTCCAGTAAATCAGGATTTACTCTGTTAGGAACTAAAGCTACACTATACTCGCCTTTACGTAACGTATGAGTTTCATACATATACTTTTCCATAACTATAGGAAGAGTTTTGTTATACTCATTGATAGTCTGCACAAGAGGCATAGTTTTACTAATGTCTGTGTTTAAGTCCTTAAAGGCATAAGGTAGTCCTGCTGAGTCTTCAACAATCTCATAATCGCCCTTTGCTATTTTAGAAGCAACTTTAACAGCAGACTTAATGTCGTTGTAAGCACCTGTCATAAATAGAATATGGGCTGATTTAATTATATCACGTTGTACATCCCTAGAATTACTTACTTCAGACAAGTCAATACTAAATGGAGAGAACTCGTCTAGTACACCTTCTACTCTTTCTTCAAACTGTTTATCAAGAGGTAAGCTAAAGTCCATACCAGCTACAATTCTAGCAGCAGCGTTGTAGTCAGTCTTAGTTGTGTATGCTTCAGCCTCATCCGAAATATCGTATGGGTCTTCTAGCTTAGTCTCATCAACTAGTGTCTGAGTACCTACCTTCGCTTGGTCTTGGATAATGTATTCCATTGCGTCAAGCTTCTTACGAAGGTCATCATTAAGACTACTTAAGTCCATACCAGCATTCTTCATAGAATGGTACTGAATAAATCCTTGTTCAATTTTTGACAAGTCCTCAGGTGAACTAGGAAGGTTACCGCTTTCTGACATAAGGAAGCTACCAGCGTCCTCTACTATGCGTAGAAGAGGGTCTGGTGTTATACCAATCTCTCCTAAGAAGTAATACTGCTGTCCATTCTCTAATTTGTTAAACTCAGGAGAGGAGAGAATAGCGGCTTCTACCTCTTCTGTAGAGTATGCTACTGCTTTACCAGATGTAGGGTCAAAGTAACTCTTATCCTTGTAAGCATTTCTTGAACGACTAGAGAATACGTCCTCAACAATACTAGCTAGTCCAGCCTTCTTAGCTTTAAGTGTATTCATCTTATTAAGATGTGTTTGCTGTACCTTTGTAATATTATCGTTAGCCTCTGCGTTACGTGACTTTTTACCTAGCTGACCCTTAGAATGTTTTTTAGACTGTAGGTACTGTGTAACAATATGAAAGGGGTCTGAGTCCTTCATTTTAACTGCTAGGTCTACAAGGTAGTCATTTACCTTATTATCTTTTAATGTAAAGTAGTCTGCATTAACTGCGTGAAACTCTGTGAACAGTGTGGCAATCTCAGCCATAGCTACGTCAGCAGATACCTCTCCACTTTCGTCCTTATACAGACCTGCTTTGAACTTCTCGTTAATGTCTAGGATTGTATCACCAAACTGTTGTAACAAATCGTTGGATGTTTTTTGAAACTTAGCAGGACGAAATGTCTCCTGCATAAATGTTTCTAGACCTAGTTCAATGCTGTTGTTCCAATCCTGTACAAGATATGGGTCTACACCAGAAAGGTTTAGTGCCTGTATATACCCATCCTTTTGCGTTCTAACCATCTCATAGATGTCAGGTTGGTCTTTTTCAAGATATGCGTCTTCGTTCTTAACGTAGTCAAACGCCATATCTCCTAAGAATTTTCTAGCCTGTTGCTTTAGCTGAAACTCTTTGTTACGTTGGATGCCATCAGCTATTTCTTTCTCTCGCTTTAACCTGTCTACCTTTTGTTGATTAGACACAGCCTCTACAGCAGGTGCAATAGCGGCTACGAACTGACTAAGGGCAGAAGGTTGCGTTGCTTGTTGTGCAACACCAACAAAAGTATCTACAGGACTAGCGGCTGGCGTTAGGTTCGCCTGATTAGGGGCGTTAAACTGCCTTACTTGTGGTCTTTCTGCCATGCTAACCTCTATTGATTAAATACTGATGGGAAACTTTGATTACGAAGAAGTACGTTACTTGCTACACTGTTTGGTAGAACTGTATTACCTCGTATACTTGTGTAACTATTCATTGAAGGTACAACAAAGTTTGGTTGTGTTTTTGCTAGTGCCTGTCCTGTGAATAGGTTTTTACCTGTTACGTCAGCGTGTGCGCTGTATGCTGAACTAGCTGTTCCTAGAGCGTGCATTACAAGACTAGGCTTCTGTCCTCTTGGCATACTATTAATGCGGTTTTTCATCTGAGCATTAACGCCTAGCTTCTGCTCTTCAATCTGGTCAAGAGTCATTTCTAGGTTTTGGTTTATAACATCCCTAGCACGTAACTCCCTAGCTTCTACGTTATCTAGCTTAAGACCTTCTGTTTGTCCACCTACTCCTGATTCAAGAGACACTAACTTTCGTGTTTCTGATTCTTGCAGTGCTGATAAAGCAAGTTCAAACTGTCTACCACTAGCAGCCTCTGCTTCTTGTACTGCGCGTTTGTTTAATAGGTTTACGTTTTCATTTCGTGCATCTGCTGCGTTTTGTCTATTGACTGCATATTCATATTCTTTTTGCTTATACTTATTATTAGCATCAATAAAACCAGCAACGCCTTGTCCTATTTGTAATGCTGCTGCCCAACTCATGTTTGTATCCTCACAAATTCTAAAAAGGGTTTGTTACCTACTCCCCATGTTTCGTGTCTCTTAAGAAATGTAAAGCCTAAGAAACGTAACCAATCTATTGATACCTTATATTCCTCGTCAACAGCATTAGTTAGAAGGGGGTATTTTTCATTCATTTCTTTTACCCATTTACGTGAGCCACGTAGAAAAGGTAGCCATACCTTTGTAATAGGTGGGGCAGTAAGCAACCATATAACGCCTGTCATATTGTCTTCCCTACATACCCCATACATTCCTGCTATCTCTTGTGTGTCTGATACTATAATAGTCCAACATTCGTCAGAGGCATCAAAGCTTTCTTGCATAGCCTGTTGTGGGCTACCATGCGAGGCAGTCACTTCAGCAGCATCTTCTGGTCTAAGGTTGTCCTTTAACCAATCGACATCAGCTTGAACACTTTTCCTCACATGACCCTTCATTACATTCTCCTTGAACGAAGCACATAGAAGCCTTCCCACTCCGCGCTTTGAAACGCACAAGGTAGGTGGCTGTCACTCTCTATAACTACTTTTGTATCTGAGTTTCCTACCACACCAAACTCGTATGAGCCACTATCAATAGCGGCCTTATTAAGTAGGTTAGCAGCACCACCAATAATACGTCCTGTAAAGGTACGTGAGTAGGTAGTACGTCTGGCAGGGGTTGTTTTAATTGAAAAGAAACCTGTATCATTGTACGACACAGACCAGTTACGAATACGTAGGTCTGCTCGTGTTACAGGTGTATTGTTAATCTTAGCTACAGGCTCTGAGAACTGGTACTTAAATGTAAAAGGTATTCCTGCAAACACAACCTCACCAGCAGCTAACTTAGCCGCTACGCCTGACACTGGTAGCGTACCACCATCCTCAGTAACATAAATGGTATTACTATCTGTATAAGGTACAGCAGTAAGTCCACCTGTCTGTAGTATTACTCGCCTGTCTAGATGTACAGAGAAACCGCCATCAGTATAAGTAGATGCCTCATCAACTGACAGGTTAATACGTTCTAGAAATAGGTTATTACCTCTCTTAATTAGTAGGTAGATGTCAGCTAGGTTAAATGAGAAACCTATCACATCACCACTAAACACCCATTTAGACCATGAGGCTTGTAACTTTTCTCTTCCTTGCCAATAGTACCTATATACATAAACAGACTGTGGGTCATTACTAGATTTTACAATAAGCATATCTTCGTTAGACGAAGCCTGTATACTTGTAATCTCTCCATCAATATACTCAGGTACGTGTGAGGTAATCTCACTAGCATCGTTTGTATCTGTGTCACTATCTACAAAGTATTCCCACATACCTGACCACGCACCTCGTTTAGATGCGAAGTAAACGTACTTACCTGACTGCGCTGGCTTGGCACGTAATGATGCCTCAAACTCTGTCGTGTTAGATACGTTGATAGTTTCAGGACTGAGTACAGGCGAACCTGTAACCTTAAACTGTGTCAGGTCAGAGAACAATAGCAACGCTTCGTTAAATGGTACAGCGTGTTTAAGTATACTAACTTTGTTAGAAGACACTGAAACATCAATCGGGTCACTATCAACAATGGTTAGTGCAGACTTACGAAAGAAGTCAAAGTCTACAAACTCACCTGCGCGAGAGAATATAACATTTTCGTCAGCTAGAATACCTAGCCTGTTTCTGTGAAAGAAAATGTCAGCGATAGTATAATCTACAAAAGATGGGAATGGGTTAGTTACGTCACTACCAATACGCCTCTCTTTGTATGACTGCTCTTCAAATGTAAAGTTTGCGCTACTATCTTTCTGTAGCTTGTGCGGCATAGTGCTAGCATCTAACTCAGTTAAAATGTTAGGCTCTACTGTTTCTTTCCAAACACCGCCATTAAACTTTACGTAATAATCATCCTGTGCTTTTTGGTTATCACCTGCCACCTCAATAACAAAGTCTTCAGGTGCTTCGGCTGGTAGCTTCTTAAAATTACCAGTGCTACCTTTGAATAGTAGTAAGTGGTCACCACCATGTGAGTCACCTACCTCTATTGTAAAATCTGTAGAGTCGTTAGAGTAAATATGTACAACTGACCCAATAACATCTACAGTCAAACCTGTTACAGCAGACCCATTAACAATGTTATCGTAGTAGTTAACATTAACAGCAGTCGCACTAAATGTACCTAAGTTCTCCGCAATCAGGTCAGTAGATGCACCACGCTCTGCGTTCTGTGTTAGACCTGTGCTAGACTGTGTACTGGACTTTGTTGCAAATTCTATTGTACTCGTACTTGAACCTTTTGTTAACTTTAATCTGTATGTAGAGGAGTAGTCAGCTTGTTTTACAAATACCAACGCTTCGGGGTTACGTACAGGTGACGTAGTTGTGTCCTTACCTACTACTGTAGTCTTGTTCACAATGAAGGTAGTATCGGCAATAGAAACTGCCGCTAGTTCTTCACTAGGATTAGTCAAGCCTGTAAGGTAATTTGAAGCATTGTTAGTTACTGTACGTGCAGTACCTACCTTATCATACACTCGTATAGTACCAGCAGTGTCAATAACCATAGAGTAAAATTCGTTTTCATCTCTACGAATGGTGTGTATAAATGCTTTGTCTAGGTTTGTGATAGAACCTAAGTTAGCTACGTGCTGCGTACTAGGACGCTTTGATAGTCCATTAACCACACTAGACAAGCCATTCTCTTGCAACTCAGCCTGAGTGTTCAGGCGAAGCGAGGGTGGCTGTTGCGATACACCATTGATAAGGTTAGGGACAGCTTGACTGATGAGTGCCATTAGAAAGTTCTCCTACCTTGTCTATCTATAATACTAAATGTATCATAGTTGTCAAATATATTATGGTCATCTGCCGCCTTGTCAAACTCTTTTAGTTCATATAACGCTGACTGTTCATCACGTATGTGGAAGTCATGTAATGTTCCAGAGCCTACAAGTCGGTCTTGGAATATTCGTGTCGCTCTGAGTGTAATGTATCTCTTACATACCTCAGGCAAATCATCAAAATTTAATTGTACCACAACGTCCAAGCTTACGTTAGCTGAAATAGTAAACGTGTGGTTCTTTCTATCGTACATCTTATTACCACGCTGCACAAGGTCAGGGCTGTTAGGCTCTAAGTGTGCATCCGCACGTAAGATGTCAGCACCAAGCAGGATGTTATTCGCTGTGCTAGGTGCAAATGTTTTCTTTAGTTCTGTGTTAAAGTGCCAGCCCATTGACTGTACTTCTCTGTCTACAGTATTCAGTACTGTCTCAGCAATCTCAGCTTCAACCAAACCAGAGGAAAGGCTGTTGACAGGTGCTTCACCGATTGCAGACAGCATCGTGTTTACCGCATCTAGTTGGGTTGTCTGTGCCATGTTGTTTACCTTACGATACCTGTGGACAATTCCATCTCTTCATAGAAGCAATAGCCCTCTCATTGTTCTTTGCTCTTTTTCTAACGCCATCCATTCTACCACAGAACGAGTTTTTACGTCCCTGTGCTTCTTTAGTCTTAGGATTAGGAGCAGGTGCTTTTAAGTTAGAGCCTGTCTTGGCGTTATATTTCCTTCTACCCTTTTCAGTAAGACCTGCCCCTTTACTAGTGGGCAACTTTTCACCTTTCTTAATGGATAGTGCTACTTTTGTACTCATGTCTTGCTCCAAGAAAAAAAGGAGAGAGGCTCTAGAAACCTCTCCCCTCGTAGCTTACGCCTGTGACAGACCGATACAGGAAGCAGGACGCAGGACGTTATGCCCCATTGCGTACTTTGCCACCATCAATGTGCCTTGACGATTAATTTGGTACTCAGACTCCATGCCCAAGTCAAGAAGCTTAACAGTAGCAACAGCGTCTTGTGTAAACACAAAGCCCTTGAACTTAGAAGCTTCAGCAACCATGTCACGCCCATCTACAGCAGCAGTAGGCAAGTCATAGTGAGTAGTGCGACCTGAACCAGCAGTATTTGCAAGAGGCTGATTATCTTTTGTCTTACCTTCATCAGCATCCCCTGTAGTAAAGTTTACGTACAAGTTAGATACGTCAGCATGGTTAGACATGACAATAGGCATACCAGCAATAGCAGGTGCAACGCCAGAAGCGATTGAACCAGCACCACCGAAGTCTTTGTTCATGTACACTAGCTTGTTACCATCAGTAACGTCCATCAACGCATAGTACTGGTCAGGAGCAAGAACAACACATGCACCTTCGGTAGGTACGTTCTTTACTTCCATTTCCTTACGTGCATCAAAGATAGCTTTTGCAATCTTTGCAGGGTCTGTTGCGTCACCAGCAGCAGAACCAATGGTTACGTTATTAGTAAAGTCTTCTTCAGTGAAGTCTTTATACTGTTGGATAAGACCAGCAGCAGCAGTAGCGTTAGTTGACAGAGCAGCTTTAACCAGCATACGTGATACGTTGCGGTCAGCTTCGTTAGCCAATGCGATACCAGCTTCTTTAGAGTAGATGCTGCGTACATCGTAATGGTTGATAGCTTCGTCAATGTTTGCAATAAACTGTGCAGATACCAGCAAGTCATCAATAGTGACAATGCGTTCACCTGCGCGAATTGCGCCACCAGTAATCTCATTTCCAGGGGTCAGGTATTCTGCGCTTGCGCGACCTGTCATTGGAAATGATGCGGATTTACCTTTAGAAATAGTACGAGTACGTACTTTATCCATAAGGACTTTCTTTTCCTCAAAGGCGGTCAGAACCTCTCCTGCATACAGCTTCAGGAAGAGGTCACGTACATCACCTGTGAGGTTATTCTGACCCTGAAAGCTTACGCTATAAGCAGGGTTTGATGCGGCTTGAATCGCCATTTCATCACCTCGTTAGTTAAAGTTAAAGTAGTGCCTCAACTTTACTGCGCTTTCTCCAACAGATTGTCCCTCGCAAGGGGTCAGGGGTAATTGACATCAGTAACTTTGAGAATAGGGTTGCCCCTTCTAAGAACACCCATAAGATGTGCTTAGAAGGAGAGGGGGCTTGCACCCCCAATCCCAACAACAATTAGAACAGGCTAGACTTAGCTAACTTATCAGCTACCTGTTGCCTGTAGGCAGGGTCTTTCGCGTATCTAGGGTCACTCATAGCAGCAGTGAGTTCCGCATTGCTTTCAAAACGCCCACCAGAGCGTACATTACCTGTACCACCTTGCAATAAGCTAGGCTCTGCCTCTGACCGATAACGTGCGTTTAGACCTTGAATCGCAAGAGTAATTAGATTAGGGTCTTGCGTAGCCATTGTTGTATTAAAGGCATCGACTTCGCTTTCAGGAAGGTTGTCTGCTGCCCATGAAACCATTGTGGCATATTCGTCTTGCCCACCTACAAGGTCATACATAGAACCTGTAATTTGTGAGGCAAGGGCGTTCTGCCCTTCAATCCAAGAGTCTACCATAGAAGGTGGGAAACCTGCTTCTTCCAATGCGGAATACGCATCTTCAGTCAGACCACCTAGTTCGGCATACTCCTGTTGAAACGCCTCGAAGTCCAAACCACTAGCATCCAGTACTTCAGCCACCTCATTAGGTGTCTCGTTACCTGAATATTCTTCTGATGTAGATTGTTCCTGAGGTGTTTGACCTAACTTACTCTCTAGTTGTGAGTATGCTTTAGCCATATCCTCTGCTGATTTGAACTTCTCAGGTAGCCATTCGGGACGTTCAGGGTCTTTCTGACTACCTTCTACTTTTTCTAGCATCGCATCAACGTGTTCTTGCGATTCGGCTTCGGGTTCTTGATAAGTATTTATAGCTTCTGCCATCTATTGCTCCTGATTTGCAGCGTCCATTGCGCCTTTAGCAAGTTGTGGTGCAGAAGATTGCATCGCACCCATCATTGCCTGTTGTTCCATTTGTTGTTGCATCATCATTTGTTGCTGCATTTGTTCCTGTTGCTTCTGTTCAGGTGACTTAATCAGTCCAGAGGTATCAATACCTAAGGATGCTGCTAGTCTGTCGATATAATCACCTAAATTCATCTCACTTGCTATTACTTCTGCGCCTAGTGGTTGCAAATATTGCAAGAATGCAGACAATTTGTTGAGGTCTTGGCCTCTACCTAAGGCTTCGATACCTGTAACGACTGTTGGTGTTACACTATCCTTCGGCATCTTAGGCATTTTGCCTTGTTTCTGTAGGCTAGCCAACAATAAGTTGATTAGAGGCATCTGAAACTCTTGTGATAGTATTGAATATATACCACCAATAGCAGTTTCTAGTTCCTGTGCCATGAAACGTACCTCTTCGGCAGTAACACGTTCTGCTGCACGTTGTACTGAAGAGTTTAACAGGAATGCAGCCGCAAGCCTGTCGTTAATCATACGCATAGTCTCTAATGCTACTCTAAAATCGCCTGACTTCTGCACTTGCAGAGTCGAAACGTCATTAGCATCACCATTTACGAACGCACCATTAGGTGCTTTGGACAAATCTTTGGATTTAGTTGTACCATTAGGGCGTACCATGAAGAGAACCTTAGACGCAGCGGCACTTCCTTGTACAATCGCCTGTGTCAAAGCCTCTAAGCTACGTAGGTCACCCATGTACTCTTCAATAAAGCCTCGCCCATAGTCTTCACCATCAATACGAATAAAACGTAATGGAATAAATGGGTTCTGGTCTTTCTTAAATGTACCACGTGAATTAGGTACTTCGATACCAGCTACTTCTTGGTATGTATCAAAGCCTTTGTCTGTAGTTTTTAAGCAAGTATACAAATCATAGTTCTTAACAGGTGTATCACTAGGTGGTATAATTGCTCGTAGTTCTTCTGGCAGCATGATAGGCGCAATACTCTCTTTTGTGATAATCTCTAGTAGATTACCCATAGCATCGCGTTTAATACAAAACCTATCAGGTCTAAATACTTTCATCCCACCTTCTTTAGGCATATACACCAGAGCATTACCAGTTACAATGAGTAACTTTAATGCCTCAAATACAGGTACACGAATAGACTTTGATTCTATTTCCTGCATTGCCGCACGTTCAATACGTGCCAAGCCTTCTTCGACTTGACCACGATTATCACCAGCAATAGCCTGTAAATCAAAATCGTCAATAGTCAGCCTGAAGAAAGGACTGTTAGGTGGTAGTAAAGCCAGCAGAAGCTTAGATGCAAGGTTGTTTACACCCCTCGCTCCTATGCCTTGATATGGTGTAGCGTACCTAGTGGTGCTACTGTGTCCTTCATCGGGCAAAAGAGTAGGGATAGTTAGCTTTGCCGCCTCGCGTCCTCGCTCAAGGAACGTATCTCGTTCTGCCTCAAGCTGGCTATAGCGTTTAGCTAGTGTTCCTACGTCTTGTTCCATTTACTTATATCCTTATTTTGGAATTTGTAAACCAGAAGCACCATCGCCACCTACGTTTGTTCCTGTTGCTTTTGTTACAGGCACACGTAGTTTACGTTTGTTCTTCTGTTCTGCTATACCATCACCCTCTCCTTCAAGTGTGTTTGGTTCTTCTTCAGCCACCGATTTAGCTGCCGCAGTAATAGGCTTTGCCGACACTGGTGCAGGTGGTGGTGCGCTTCTACCGCCTCCCATATTACATCCCCTTTGGAATTTGTAAGCCAGCAGCAGCCTTAGGCTTCTGACCTGTTGTTTGTTTTAGATTTACTTTTAGTGCCTTTTTACCTGTCTTCTCTTTATTACCTGCATTTGACTTTACGTCTGTATCATCAAGTTCCAACTCAGGAGACTTGCTTACAGCAGTCACAGGACGAGCAGGAGTAGGTAAAGGCTTCGGTGTACTTCCACCAAATAATCCACCCATATCAATCTTCCTCAAAATCTTGTTGTTGTAGTTCTATTAGCTTGTTTATCACAGATTGTTGACCCCTGAGGAAAGAAAACTCCTCAGAGGTTATCTGTTCAAGCGGTAGTTTGTTTGGATACAACTTATATAAGTGGTTAAGAAGTCCATCTGTTATATTGAAATCATTACCTAATACTCTCATAGAAACAAACTTTCGCTAATATTGTAACTTTAGATTTCACATACACCAGCAGTACAGGCTAATTCCTGAGAAGATGTAGTGTTATCAATGGCTTCCTTGTATTCAGAGAAGTCCAACTTAGGCATGGCAAATAATAGGTCATCATGCTGCGATTGGGTTACCTCTTCGTAAGGTGCTTGTGCATATGTATGGCTGTCATCCTCACGTGGTAGGAAGGATACGCCACATACTTCATCCCAATGTTTATACACCCATGCACCTACCTCTGCCCACTCTTCCTCACCTACATAGATGGTAACTGATGGGTTATGGTCTGTCCAGTGATTACGATACGTCAGCCACAACTCTAGATGCTCTAGTGCAGTGATGTCGTGTCGTGTCAGGCTGTTCTCTGCTGACTCCATAGGAAAACTAAACACAAGGTTCTGTGGATTGTATACATCTACTTCACATGGTACGCCTTTCTCTTGCATCCATGTAGCTAGTGGGTCTTTTACGTCAGCACGTACTCTACGAATGTAGAACTCTGCATAACGTGGGTGGATACCACTACCACTGTTTACCAACTGCGACACTGTGCCTGATGGTTTGATAGTTGTTATAGCCTTAGAGGTAGGAATACCTAGCTTCTCTGCCCACTCTTTGTTTACCTCACGTGTAACTTCTCGTAATTGTTCCAACGTACCAGCTAGTACAGACTTCTCATACTCACCTTGACCTGACATAATCTTGTGGTCAAAAATACCTGTGAGAGATACGCCAAGTAAGCGTTCTTCTTCTGAGTTTTTCTTCCACTGTGGTGATAGGTACTTAAAATCTACTAATGCAGATTGGATTGTACCAATGATTGTAGCAATCTCTACCTTACGCTTCAAGTCAGCTACACCATCTGTCTCTCTGATGACTACCTCTGACAGATTACAGAACTGCTTACTGCGTAGGCTAATCTCACCACATGGGTTAGTACCAAAGTCATCACGAGGCTCACGCCCAATGTCAATAGCCTTTTGCTTGGCTGCTTCACGATTGAAGATACCACGCTCACCTGATTTTGATTCATATACAGCAGTCCACTCACGTAAGAAACTACCCATGTCAGGTTTCTCTGTAAACGCAATAGAATTATTGGCATAGCTGCGATTAACTTGGTCATTCCACCAGTTACCCATCTTGGCGTGGCGCATTCTATCATCGCTTAGATTAGATAGACTAATCATAGCTGACCTACGTACACCACCTACCACTACAGCAGCAGCTACCTGACACATAAGGTCATGGCACTCAAGGCTATTTAGTCTACGTCCTACCGCTTTCTTGAACACCCCAATACAAAACTTAAACAAGTTTTCAAGTGGCTCTGCTCCTGAGGCTCTACCACCAAATGTCTTAAGCCTAGCACCAGCAGGGCGCACCTTTGATACATCCCATGTGGGTATCTCACCAGCATACAGGCGAGAGATAAGCTGACGTAGTGCCTTTGCCCATCCTTCTTTACTGTCTGCTACTTTAATAACCTCATCTGTGGGTACTAGTTCAGCAGGTACTTCAGGTAGCTTCTGAATAAACTGTCGCTCTACTGAGAAACCTACGCCTGTGCCACACATAAGTACAAGCAACGCCTCATCAAATGCCTTTGGGTCATCTACTGCTAGGAAGCTACAGTTATATGCAGCCACCTGATTGCGGTCTAGTGCCTCTCCTGCTGTCATAATGGTACGCATGGATGGTACTACATCTAAATTGTATATAGCATCCTTAACGTCCTGTCGCTTACCTAGTGAAGGAAACTTGTCTGTCATGTAGCCCCACCATCGGTCTACTGTTTCGTCCCACGTTTCTCTTCGCTCTTTGTCTTCTAGCCATCGGGCATATCGGCTAGCGTGTATGTATGATTGGTAACTGTCCATTATCTTTCATCTCCTTCACCGCTTATTGTACCACGTTCCGCACGAGATTGCAACTTAGATATGTTTGCTAATGCAATAGTGTCTAAATCATAACCTATATCTCGTGCAAGTGCGGCACAATACCACAATACATCTCCTATTTCACCAGCTAACTCAATCTTTTTTTGCTCAAAGTCCTCTTGGTCATACCCATCTCGTATAAATTTCTTTACTTTGTTAGCTACCTCGCCAGCTTCACCTGCCAAACCTAAGGCAGGATATAGGATGCTGTGGCTTTTTGGATAAATAGCAGTCTCTGCTGCTTTGCTTTGATACTCATTAAATGTACTCATTACCAATTATGCCCCTTTGTTTTTTCTAATAACTCTACCATCTTATTCAGATACCAAATAGCTTTCTTAGCATCTTCGATAGGCTTACCTTTCCTGAACAGGCGTGAACCTGTATACTTAAGTACGTTACCATGACAGTAACTGACAGCGTCCCACTCTCCTAAGACATCTACAATATAATCTATTGTTTCAATCTTACCTTCAGCGTAGTGGGGTGGGCTGTTCACCATATCAGTAAACCTATTGTCAGTGGTAGGTCTGTCCATCTCAATCATCTCTTCTAGTGTGTGCCTGTCCATAACCTTACCTCTGCTGTATCTGTATCATATTCACCATTACGTAGAATACGTGCTAGTTGTGCGTTCTCTAGTGCTACTTCTTCAGATAGACCTTTATCCTTAAACGCTTCAACGACTGCATTCCAACTACAATCTTTGTCCAGTATTTTTTTAGAACCAACTGCACCCACGTTAGGACAGCCTTTATAGTTATCAGCATTGTCCCCCATAAGTGTTTGAGCGTAGAAGTTATAGTCTGCTTCTGCTTCACTAATTTCAACCACTGCTCCATCAATCCAATGCTTCGCTGGTACAGTACGTAAGTCCTTATCTTCAGACCAGATAATAGTATCTGTATTCGCAGTACCCAATATCCCCAAGACATCATCTGCTTCTAATCTCCTATATATAATTGTGTTATATGTATTACGTATAACGTCACGTGCATAGTTAAGTAACATAGGCTTACGTGTTTTTGCTCTGTTCGCCTTATAGTAAGGAACTAATTGTTTACGATAGTTCTCTTTATCAGACAGAGCCACAATACAGTCCTGCACAGGTGCTTCAATTACCAACTTTGAAAGAGCCTCTCCTAAGTGCAAGGCTACGTCTTGCTCATACGAGTGTAGTGTCCACAAACCATCGCCCCAATTCACAGGTGTCTCTGCTGATGCGGCTGCTTTGTATGCAATGATGTCTCCATCAACTAGCAAAATCGTCATCGTCATATCCTCTATCTAATTGTTGTTTATCATGGTGGTCTTTCATCTGCTGTAGTGTAACCACCTTGATGCCTGTCATAACTTGTACGTAATCTAAGTACGCTTCTACTATCCACTTGATGCACAAACAAACTGTCACACCAAAGAAGCAGCAAGTTAAGACTAGCTTAAATATAAAGTCAAAGTCCACGTTGTATACACTCCTTTGCTTGACCGACTGACATCCTGAACCATTCATTATGTCTGTCTGTTAGTTTCTCTGCGTGTTCAAACGCATTGTGTTCTGCTGCTAGTCTATCTTTTGTATAGACTCTGTAGACAACAATGTAATCTCTGAATGGGCTAGATGTTTGGTAGCCTCTACATCTGCTATCCGCATCCATAGCACTACCAATCTTTACCCACTCAGGCCACGCAGGATTGGTTACGATATAAACATAACCATCCTTACTACCATTGTACTTCTTAAGAGTTTGGTCACCAATCTCTCTTGCTTTCTGCTTTAGAAAGTTTGCTCTACGCTTTGCGTTGTCGCACTCTCTACAGAAATAGACAAATTTTTTCTTGTTACCTCTCGTCCAATTCGTGCCTAACTCTAGTTCTACCTCACACACATTACAAGTATTAGTGGGTGTCTGCCCATGTTCTTCCAAACTTGTACTCGCTGTCGAGTTTACATTTGAAGTTGAATTGTCTTTGGACTTCTTCCATACATAACTGAACACATTGCCCGACCGCATCTTCTTGACCTTCCTTTACTATTAGCTGGACTTCATCGTGTATGAATGCAACGATATGTGCATCCAAGTTTTGTTCCTTAAATGCACGTGCAATATTCACGTACCAAGTCTTGCAGATAATAGCACCGCACGACTGCAATAGTGTGTTGAGAGAGGCGTGGCTATGGCGAACTGGTATTGCTCTACCATCTAATCCTTTCACCCATCCTCTCTCTTCCGCAGCATTACTCACTGCGTCCTTAAGAAGTTTCAATGCAGGTAGTTGTTTAAGAAACTTGTTCTTAATACGCTTACCTTCCTTCGCACCTTTATTAATAATCTTACCAATCTTCTCGTCACCTGCACCATACAAAAATCCATAGATGAATGTCTTGGCATTGGAACGTGTAGGTAGACCAGCCGCATCTTGGGTTGTGCGATGCACGTCACCTTCTAATACGACTGAGGCATAATTCCCATCGTCATAAGCAGCCATATAATGAGCCAAGCAACGTAACTCAAGACCGCTAGCATCAGCACCCAATAGACTGTACCCTTTAGGAGCATGAAACAAGCTTCTACATTCCTGTCCATACTTCGCACCCACGCTAGGAACTTGTGCCATGTTTGGATTGCTATGTGTACAGCGCGAAGTGACCGCACCCATGTGATTAACTCTACCATGTAGTCTTCCCCCTCTCTCCATCTTAAGCCATGCTTGCTTACCTGTAGCTAGCTGGCCTATACGTTTGTTAAGAAGTAAGTACTCACTAAGCATCGCAGCCTCAGGCATATCAATACTAGCAAGCACTACATCGTCTACCTTAGGCTGACCATTATCAGTCATAACCTCAGGCTTCCAACCACGCTTCACTAGTCTGTCTGCAATCTGCTGACGAGAAGCTGGATTGAATGGGATGGTCTTCGTCTTTGTTTTCATCTCAACGATGGTAGGCTCAAAGGTTTCCTGCAACTGACTCTCTAGCTCAAACTTACGTGCAGCAAGTTTGGAGTGCAGCTTCTGTGCAGACTCCACATCAAATGGGAAGCCTCGCTGCTCCTGCTCAATCAAGAGAGTGTGTAACTTTGTCTCTAAGTCTAGCGCATCTTGGCTAAAATTTTTCTCCATAATTTTGTGATACAGCTTGGCTGTAACTGCTGTGTCTTGTACGCAGTATTCGAGCATCTCTTTGCTGTAGCTTCCAAAGTCCTGACTATCACTACCGAAATCACCTTTTAATTCTCCTAGTCTGTAGCCCCAAGCTTTCAGGCTCTGCCTACCTAGCAGTGCCATAGGCATCTTGCCTTGCTTGTGCAGTTTGAAATCAACCTCACGTATGTCAGGCCAAATAGTTCTAGAGTATACCAAAGTGTCAAGTGGTTGCTGCTTCTCTAACAAAGCAAAGCCATGTAGCTTCCTGAGTACTGCAATGTCATACTCAATAATGTTATGACCAATCAGTAACTCTGCTCTGTTTAGTAGGTTCAGCCCATCCTCAATACTAGTTGGGTCAAAGGTGTACACTTCGTCAGTGTCTACATCTCTTGCTACGATGCACCACACCTGTGTTACATCATCCAAAAGATTATCTGCTTCTATATCAAATACAAGTTTCATGCTCTGTCTCCGCAGTAGCTAGTTAAAATTCTACTTCCTCTTCACTGAAGATACTTTCTACCATACGTCCAGTACTAGATTCGTAGTCCAATGTACAACACAAGCCTGTCTCGCCCGACCATCTGTTCTTCAGAACTCTGACCTGACTTCTGTTTGCGTTGTCCTTATCTTGTTGATTCCTTTCTAATCCTATAACAATATCACTTAGCTGTCCGATAGCTGCGCTACCACGTAGCTGTGACATACTAGTTTGTGCGCCATCCTCATGGCCTCTATCACCTGATGGACGCTTGAGGTGAGAGATAAGAACCATACCACAGTTTAACTCCTCGACTAGTGCGCGAAGCTTAGTCATGGTATTGTCAATTATCCTACGCTCATCGCCACCTTCTAGCCCACTAACAACAATACTGATATGGTCAAGAACGATATACTCACAACCACATCCATGTACAAGGTAGCGTATCTTTGATAGAAGGTTATCACTGTCAGTAGAACCCCAATGGTCATAAAGGTATACAAGGCCAGAGCCAACTGTATCATCAAAGGCACGTTTCATTTCTCCTTGTGGTACAAAGTCATTCTGTAAATGCAATGGCTTGTTCAGTTCAATGGACATCAGACCTAAGGCTGTACGCTTCACTGATTCCTCTAGTGCAATGTATCCTATTGTCCTACCATGTCTGATAAAACCATATGCAAACTCTCTTGCTAGCTGTGACTTTCCTATACCACTACCTGCTGTCAGTGTTACTATCTCACCTTTGCGACATCCACCTGTCTTCTCCTGTATCCCATTGTAAGGATAAGGTACAGCTTCCTTCTCATCGTTGGTTATAATAGTTTCCCACATATCAGTACCAGCTACGATACCATCTGGTCTATATGTCTTGGCTGACCAGAAGCAGTCAATCAATTCTGACACTCTACCAGCTACCAACATTTCGTTGGCATCCTTCATAGGTAGGCTAGCTATCTTGACCTTGTTAGGTGGTAGGATAGCAGCACACTCACGTGCAGCTTTCTGACCTACCTCATCCATATCAAACATAAGAACAATATTCTCAAAGTTTGATAGCCATTCGATAGACTTACCTATTGCTTTCTTGGCAGAGGTACAGCCTGATGGCAGAGATACAACTGGAAACTTATGGTCTTGTATTTGCGACATAGACATAGCATCTAGTTCGCCTTCGCATACAGTTACTGTACGCCCACCATCACGCCAAAGGTGTTCACCAAACAGGTTGACTTTCTTTAGGTCACCAATAACAGAGAAGTCTTTGTTAGCAAAGCGTAGCTTCTGTGCTTGTAGCTGACCTGACCTGTCTTTATAGTTAGCAACCTGAACCTTCTGTCCTTTGTAATCTGCAACACCATACCCCCAAACCTCACAAGTCTTAAGAGTGATGCCACGTACTTGAAGTTCTCTATGTTCTACATCTAAGAAGATAGAGTCATGTGTCTCAAACATTTGCACTACTTCTCCTGTTGTGTTTGCTGGTACAAAGGTTTCGCAAGAGAAGCAGAAGTGATTACCATTGCTATACAAAGCGTTGGCATCACTACTGCCACAACTAGGACAAGCTTCGTGTCTTACGAACTCAGCGTCCTCATTCCTCATTCTCTTCCTCTGCTTCTTCAATAATGTTTAACATACAGGTCAGACCTTTTCGTATACACCGCAGTAGTTGGGGTGGGTACTTGTCTACATCCTGCACCATCATGTACGCCATGTCATCATAGTCTACGTGTTCATGGATTTCACATGAATCAATATAGACTGACAGGCGTAAACCATTAGCATCAAACTGTAGGTTAATGTCTACCTCAGATACTACTTCTTCTTCTATATCAATGATACTCATAACCATTCCTCTGGTATAGTTCCTTCACTATAGACAAAGCCATTACGCTCTGCCCACTCAGCGCAGGTCATCTTTGACCCATCCTTTCTTTTCTTAGCACCTTGTATTGTAGCAGTTGCTTTTTGAAATACAAACCTGATGTCCAACTCTGGATGCTGCGCCTTGACAGCTTTCATCTTTCGTTGTGCATCCTGTCTGAAGTATCCCTTCAACTCTACATACATAGTACCAACCTTCAAGTCAGGTACATAGTAACGCTCCACATAGTAGGCTAGTTTATCTGGCTCATACATATGTGGAACGCTACGTTGTGTTAGGTCATCAATGACCCTCTCCTCAAAAGTCCCCTTCGGCATTCGCATCACCACCAAAGACATCAACAGCATCGTCCTTCGCTACTGCTTGCGTAACGAACCCATCCTCTTCATCGAAGATGGATGCAGAGTTACCATACTCTACAAGTTCAATGACCTGTACTGCCTTGAGGCGAAGAGATGCACCTACCTGTTTGGTTGACTGCATCATGTATGGCACAGGCTCAATGGCTACCTTGATAGTAGAACCATTACCAACCAGAGAGTTACCATCCATAGGAGTACGCTTGGAATCTACAACAGAAACCTTCTGCTCATATGTCTGTCCTGCGCGAGACTTGATACGTGCTTTCATCTTAGTCTTGAAGATTAGATTACCAGTTTCATTACCACCTTCATCGTACTCTTTCTCGTATGAGTTTCGCTTGGACAGGTTAGCCTTTAACTGTGGCTGCTCCTTGACAACCTCTTCGTACTTAGAATTAACTAAGCCATCAAGTTGTTCACAAGCTTCTGCTGCCTCTGCTTCAGGTACAACTACCTGCACAGAGTACTCACCTTCGGGAACGAAGCGAGTGTCAGGCTCAAATACTTTTGCCCACATCGCCTTACCTTTAATCACCATCATATTTTTTCTCCATAAATAATTGTTGTATGGCTTGGATGTAACTTTAGAATTACGCGAAGAAGTAATCTGACTTCAGGATGTCGCGTAACTGTAGGTTACCTTGTTCAGGTGGCAGAGGTATATCCTCTGTACCTAAAGTTATTATAGCATGTTGTCTCAGGTTATGCAAGACATCATGTTGCTCATACATATTAACGAACTCTTCACGCAGTACCTCAGACATGGTGTTCATAGCTGGCGAGTGTGTGCCATAGCTATCATGTACCATAGCGAAGTCTTGTATGCCACGAGTATAACAAGTGTTGATAGTCTTTGTCATAGCTGAAGCATCCAACGAGTGAATGAAGTTAGGCGAACTGCCTAGTCCAGTACGTTTCTTATGTACACTATCTAAGTCCTTCGGAAAGGACAGAGAAACTACGTTACCATTTATGTGTGTCTTAATCCTCTTCTGTTCTAGTTCGTTGTACTCTTGTATCACCAACCAATTCGTAGGTGTTACCCATTCCATGTGTCTGTTCTGCTCTGCGTATACATCGCCCACGCTCTTGACGTAGTTCATTACCTCACGTGCAGACACAATCACCTGCGAGATAGCATCCCATACGTGGTTAGCTATGTATGCACTACCATCAAACAGGTCATCACCAAATGGGTTAGGTGTGCCTGACTTAATCTTATCTTCCATAGCCTCAACGATGTACTGCCTACAGGCGTGGCGTGTGCCTGAGTATGGTACAATCATAACAGGACGCTTGGTAATCTTCCTGTCAATACCAAAGTCTAGGCACATCCTAGCCAGAGGGTTGTTGTCTGACTGCATAGACAGCGTTGCCTCTTCTGCTACCTGACTATAAATATCCTGCGGCAGTTCTGATGGTACAAGATTAGTAGCCTTACCCCCACGCTCATCACGTAGTATAGCGGAGAGATGTTGGATACCATTACAGCTACCATCAGCAGAGACAGGCAGTCTAGTCTCATGTCCCCACCCATTACGTAGCAGTTCAGATATTTCGTAGCACCACGCTAGGAACTGGAAAGGTTTGTCTGCCTCTTGCCATAGCGTGTAGTCGTATGGGTTAGCCACTACCCTATGAGCATCAGTCTCTGCAAACTCCCATGCCCATCTCTCTCTTTCATTGAGGCTTACCTTGTCATTACCATACAGGTTAGCACCATGTATACACAGCCAACGTGCATCGTCCCAATTATTTACAGGCTGTGCTTCACTGAACTCAATGAGTGACTTGCTCCAATCGGCTGACTGAGGAGAGAGGAACGTGCTGCTTGCATACTTGCGTGAACGAAAGTCGTTCTGCCACACGTAGTAGAACCTATCGTAACCTGCATACTGCTTGGCTACCTGTAGTGTACGTTCTACCTGTATCCGCTTGCTTACGCTGCGGTTGTTTTCGGAGTAGATAGTGCTGCGTTTACGTGACCAGTTGCGGAACTCAGCCTTCTCATCCTCAGTCAATTCTTTTCTGTCCTTACCAAAGGGGTAAGGTGGCAGTGGTAAGTCATCACGTGGTGGTAGCTTACCAATCTGTTGTCCATTGTCCCACAAATTCTGCACAACGTCAAGCACATTCTTATTGATGCGCCACTCTGTCTGCTGTAGTGCATTGAGACAGGCGTACTCTTCTGTCAAGTCGTAGTCTTTCAGTCTCTTCAAGTGTAGCTTCGCACTCATTTGCGTCCCCTCTGTCTGACAATATGTAGTTCGTCTATCTCTAGTCCATGATAGCCACCACCTTTAACGTCTGTCCAATCCTTAGGTGGTATGATACAAGGTAGGAAGCGTGGCCTCGCTGTCTCAGCAAACGTATTGAATGCTGCAATCCAATCGCTAGTCTCCTGCTCTGGTACAACATAGGTTGCTTTCTTCTTCTTGTTAGTCTGCTGTGTGTCAAGCCTAACAAGTCCAGTAGTCTTAATGATTATGTCCATCATTTTAAAACCTACGTGTACTCGCTCTACCTTCTTCCACTCAGTATCTTTGTATCCATCCTTGTTCATTTTGTTAGTCAAGCCATAGCGTCTAGCACCATAGGCTTTCTTCATAGCTTGCTTGATTGTGTTACGTGCTATGTCTCCTTCATCCTCAATCCATCTATCAAGTCTCTCTTGTATCTCAATAGCTGAACCAATACCACGTGACACAAACAGCAGTGTATTCTTTCTACTGATACCATCCACTAGTGTGACTAGTGATAGGTAAGCTAGCTGTTCTGTGTTCATGTGTGCTATGCGTTTGTATGCTATGTCACGTGACACGTTGGTTGGATTGTCTATCCACTCTTGTATGCCATCGCGTACAGCATCCACAAGCCTAGCTACTATCGCTCTACCATGCAGAGTGTGTGACTCCTTGCCACTAGTAATAGCCTTGTCTCTATCCTTGCGGAAGCGAGAGATACCACCTGTAATCATGTCAGCTTCTAACGAAAGCTGGTGGTCAATCAGGTCTTGGTCTGTTTCTAAAGTTACATCCATGCCTAGCCCCCTTTAACTTATACTAACATAGCTAGCAGTCCAATCGCACCCATACCTACGATACTACCTAGCAATACTACTGTATGTACAACAGACATATCAGCCTCACCACGTAGCGTACCTAGCAATGGGACAAACAACATAGCCGCTATAAAGAAATAGATTAAATCTTCTATCATCCTTCTCCATATATTTTTTCGTTAAATTTTTCATAGTAAGTAGGCTGTGCTACTTCCATATCCATAGTCCAGTCTGCATAACACTCAGGACAGAAGCATTCTATCTGTCTGTCCACAGCATACAACTTCTCTGCACTAGCTGAACAGTAAGGACACCTGACGTAGCCCATGCTCATGGCGTTTGCTCCATACTAAAGTATATCTTACCTTCAGCATCAATGTGTGGTACATCTGGTCTAGCATCCTGCTTACCTACGTACTTAAACTCGTAGCCTTGTGCGTGTTTATCTTTCATGTCTGTAATAAACTCAGCGTTGTCATACATGAACAGGCCGAGTACAACTGTCAATACAATCATCCCATGTCTCCTTGATTCGTAGTGCGTGTCCTTCCTCGTAGCCATGCTTATACTTTACATGGTACTGAGGTTGTCTGTCTTTGTTATAGTCATTCATGTAGCCATCATTATGATAGCCATTAGTATAGCCTAGTATGTAGGCATCGTCATATTTATTACGCAGCATTCGGTACTCCTGTCCACCACTCAGGTGTGTCGCTATGATTCCACTGTGCGAAGTATGCTTTCTCGCCATTGTAGTAGGCACGATACGCACGTATAGAACAGTCGCGTTTGTATTGGTCAGGCATACACTGTGGTGGTTGAGTGTAGCCATCATCCTCTATGCTCTCAGGCACTACAGCTAGGCTGTCGAGCAAGCGCATAGTCTTATGTATCTTACCATATCTGAGCGTGTAGTTCTTGCATAGGTGGAACAACAAGTCTAGCGTCCACTTGTAATGGTCTACGCTACTACGTACCCACACTGTAGATGGATGGTTCTTGTGTGTACATTTGTACAGACCTACGTAGTCTGCCCAATCATCACCATCTAACAGTCGATGTGCAGTACTGAGAAGTTGTGCTGTCTCAAGTATCATCTTCACTACGTGCTTGTCGCAGTGCATCTCTGCTGCTTCCTCTGCCATCTCGCTCAGATAAAATATGTTCATTGCCTGTCCCCTTATCTTTCTTTCTGTCATACTTCTTCTTGTTAGGTACTACTTGTGTCCTTCTCCTGCTCTGTAGCAGTGCCTTTGCTACTGGATTTATCTTCATTGTAAAACAACTCCTTTGGATAGGTACTCATCTGCATACCTGCTCTACTATACAATCCTGATACGAATAGTAGGTAGTCCTCTTTGTCATGTATCATATGGTAGTCATACTCTGCCATGAGGTAGCAGTTCTGCATCTTACCTATCAACTCTACACCATTACTTAGTTTGATTGTCATTGTCTACTACTAACTCCAACTCTGGTTGTAATTCTACATCATACTGCATAAGAAAGTATGACCAATCATCATTGTGAATGACATTATACAGCACATCATACGCATCTGTCAAGTCATATAATTGTATTGGCTCACCTATAATTATGAATTCGTTGTGGTCATTCGTACCCATTAGCGCAATCTCATGCGTCTTATACTTCTCTCCTGCCTTGTTCTCGTGTTCCAGTTCTGCGAATGATACTACTGCATCATATCTCTGCAATGGTATCTTAAAATTCTTCACGCTCATTAGTAACTCCCTAAGTTATACCACACATCTGTGTCTGTTGTCAAGCCATTGGCTGTCTGATACGTAGCGTACACTGTTACACGTACAATGTCATCATCGTCACGCCATATGTTTATGTCTACTACCTCGCCATCATACTCATACTCAAACCAATCGTCCTCACCATCCCACTGATTGTTGGCTACGATGTGGTCTACGTGTTCAGTGATAGCTGTCTCTGCCTGTTTACTTATGTGCATACTTTGTCCTTCCTATATTAGTCTCAGTTGGGTAGGCTCTTGATAAATTTTCTCTACATTTTTGTGCATGATGTCTGCAAATTCTATGTCACAGAAGTTACCGCAGTCAGGCATAATCATCTTCTGCTCTCGTCCTGCATTCGGGTCTAGGTCATCAAGGAATGTACCCTTGAGGCATGACCTACCTAGTTCACGCTCTGCCTTTGCCATCTCTGCAAACACATCGGGAAAGTCCTTACGTATCTTGTTCCAATATCCCATGCCACCCTTGACACATCCGATACAGTTGTTGTTACCATAACCTAACTCGTACATCGTAGGCCGCTTGATACCTGCTGACTCTAGATAATACAGGCACTCAGGCTTGGTCATTTTGTTCTCTATCAATGGGAACAGAGGCAGTGCAGTTGGGTACTGTTCACTAAACCTAATAGCCCTGTTGATTTCTTTCTTGCTGTACTCAAACCCAAACACCTGACCTGAGTACTCTAATTCTTTTTCCAGTTTCATACGCACTCGCTTCTTGAGTACGAGCGTACATCTAGCACCACTTGCACCATTGATATACTTGTCCTTACGTATCACGTCAAACTGATTGTTATACTTCTCTGCCTTGTGTGTAACAATCTCTCTGCCATACCATGCCTCGCACTCTGCCTTGAAACGTGCGTTGTCCTCGTGTGCTGTGTCTATGTGAAAGTAGACAGGCAATACATTGTCTACACCATACTCATCTATAGCTAGCTTAGTTGCCACTGCACTAGTCACACCTGCTGACCACCATGCTATAATCATAATGCCACCTCTATTAATATTGTTTCGGGTACTTGTCCTGCTCTACCTGCCATCATCTGTACCTCGCCCTTTGTTAATAGGTATTGTATACTAGGTTGCATATCCATAGTCAAGCCTAGATATGCCGCACCATTATACACTGCCTCTTCTGCTGTGTCTAGCATGTCTAGTAGTACTGGTTTTTTTCTGCCTTGCAGTAGCTGTAGCTTATACATTACTCGTCCATCCCCTCTAATGCTAGTGCTATGCTACGCTTGTTAAACCTTGCGCCATCGGGCGTACGCTTATCGCCCCACCAATTAGTCAGAATCTCAACAGCCCTACGCATACCTTCACGCTGTACTAAATCATAGGCTGTCTTGTATAAATTGTACTCGTTATTAATCCACAAGCTGACGTTCCAACTGTTCCAACTTGGGTATCCTTCGTATGGTCTAGCCATGCTTAAACTCCTCTAGTTCAATGCCCTTCTTCACACCTTGCAGGTACGATAGCATCTGTCTGTATGGTATCCTATGCACCACTATATGCGAACCTTTGTTGCTTGTCAATGCCCACCCACCATAAATAGTGTTCAAGTCCAGTTCAAATTCAGTGTTCATTTTGTTATTAATTGTATTGAGATGGCTCTGTAATACGCCCTTACTTGCACTCATTATCTCTACTCCCTGATGATTGACCTGATACCTGCACCTAGTGCAAGTACTCCGACTGTGTACGCTACTAGTGATGCGACACCGCTATCATAATATATGTCATGTCCTGCCATGTATGTCAATAGCGTACCTGCTACCACACATAATAATGTTAATGCTTTCTCAATCATAGCCCATGTCCTCTCTAAAGTTTTGATATAAATCTAGATAGGCTTGCTGTATAGCGTCAGCTAGTACGTCCTGCCTGTCTACTACATAGTCAGTAAACTCTTTGAGTTCTGACCTATCCATCGCTGGATTTACACGATACCTGCACTCTTGGCGTAGGTTTTCCAGTTCAATATAATTCATTTCAGGTTCAATATAATTCATTACCTTATCCTATCCCATGTATTCTGCGCCATGCTACCCACGTGATAGCTTGCATCTCGAATGCTTTTAATGCTCTACCATTGAGCCGAACTTTCTTACCTGCCTCTACGTACTCATCCTGTAGCGTTGCATATTCTTTCTTACCTATGCTAATGCTACCTGTCAATCCCTCACGTACAGCATAGGCTATATTACGTGCATGTCCATCAATCGTACACCCATCGTAGCCCATGATATTCTTAAAAAAACTGATAATCTTTTGCCCATTTAGAATGTCTACGACACCTGCATCATCATGTGGCATAGCATCTAGTATAGACCACCCCTTTGCTTTCATAGTGTGATACGTGCTTACCTTGAAGCTGTCTATATCATCACCATTGACATAAGCTTGCACCATGTCACGTGTATTCTGCACGTTACGTTCCCACCTATTGTTAGGTGATAGTGCCGCGCATACACCTACTACAATGTATAATGGTACATCATAGTCTAGAGCAATGCGATTGCACTCTGCTAGTGCCTCTGCATACCACACTACACCATCACGTTTTTCTTCTGGCGTAGCTAGCCTATATATTGATATGATATTTTCTACTGTCATAATTACTACTCCCTTACTACTTATGAGGTACAACAGCACGATAGCACTGTTGCGCCTCTATGTCAATTCACACTCGCAGTGATACAAACTTACCATCTGTACCACGACCTACTAGCAGGTATTGCACATGGCTACTGAATGTACCCTTGCGCTTGCCATAACGTGATGACATGCGCTTGTATTGCACCTGTTGAGGCTTTACGATTGTGATTGAGGTCTGAGCGTTACGAATATTAGCCATGTTTCTACTCCTATTGGCTGATTAGGTACACTATTGCACCTCATAAATAGTAAAAGTCTAGGGCTTTGTGCATGGCATACACTACGCCTGTCGTTTTTCCAGTCGCAGTTACACTCTGCCCTAGTCTTGGCATGATTGCTGACGCTTGCATTGCATTGCGGCATTGTGTTGCCATTCTCAACAATGATACAAGGATATTGCTATCACCTTGTCAGCTTTGGTTAGGGTGCGTGTCCAACCGCACTTAGTCTAGTGGCCTAATCCACTGTTGGCAATGGTCATGGATACTCTTTATTAGCGCATCATTGCCTAAACCGCATTTATTGTTAGCCTTATACTTGCACTATCTGATTCTTTTGTCAATCCCTATCGTTTATCTTCTATTATCATTTCATACTTTGTTTATTATGTCTAGTCTTTTTTATTCTATAGCTTATCCTCGCTAGGTACGTTTCACTTTGTCACCTTATCGTATACTAGGCCAAGCCCTTGTCTCTTTGGTGGTAAGCTTCATTCGCTATGATTATTATTAAAAACTATTTTTCAGATTATGTAAACAAAAAAATAATAAATATTGAAAATAATTTTAACTTTTTTTGACATTATATAGTATACCGAAAAAACAAATAGAGAGAGACAGAGAAGTGTGTTAAAAATGTCACACATGTTGCAAATATATCACCAGTCATGTCTAACAATGTTCAACATGGCGCAGAATGTTAGACAAGGCTAACTTTGTTTGACATAACAAAAAGGAACGCGAAGGGGGAACGTGCGGTTCTACTACTATTGAATACCCCCTCAGATTTTTTTGTATAAATAAGCTGAGAGGGGTGTAGGTAGGTAGGTGTTACACCATGTTCAAGTTTGACCATCACATAAGTTACTATGTAAGTATAAGTTAAAGGGGGTCTATCTCCTTAATGTAACTTTAGAAACCAAACCACCCTTCTTGTTGTCTAGATGCACCAGCAATGTTAAACGAATTCATAAACTTATCTAGTTCATTGTCTAACAATTCTTCCTTACGTACCTCTATAGCGTTATCAGCGTCAGCAGCCATCTGGTCTACCCAATACTGTACAGCCATAGCCAGCACGTCTAACCTATCGTCATGGGCTAGCGCACCACGTACCTTCGTGATACGTGTCATCTGATACGTTAGCATATACTTAACACCCTTATCAGGTGGCATATGTTGAACACTGTCATAGTCTTTCTGTACAACCTTAGGGTCTACAATCAGCCTATGCTGGTTCATAACAGGCTCTAACGTGTCAATGATACGTGCTTCCTTTTGTTTACTATGTCTGACTTCCTCTATCGTAACTGGATACGTTTTGGTCAGGTAAGGCTTGAGTAGTTCTGTAAACATACCATCACCAAAGTTACTCTCAACGAGAACCATGTTTACCTGATGTATCTTAGCTAGGTCTGTTAGGTGCTGTAGTGTTTCCTCAGAGTATCCACCCTCTACACCACCAGCGTCCACTACGTACAAGAAACCATTAAGCATCTTTACAATAGCGTATGCAGTCTCATCAGAGCCTCTACCAGAGGGGTCAATGGCAAGTACGCTACCTGTATAGTCAGCACGACCTATCGTGTCCTCAGGAGCGTAGAACTTGTCTCCTGCTAGTCCTACGTTAGGAACATCTGATACAGGCTTCATAATGCCATACACTATCTTCTCAGGTGCAGAGGTCTTGTCACATGAGTATATAATCAAGTCTGCAAGCTTCAATGGGTACTTGTTAGCGTCACTTAAAGAAGTGTCTAACATAAACTGTAGAGCAAAGCCACTACGCCCATACGACAGTTCTCTTTCTAGTAGGTCTTCATCGTCAAAGCGTTTAGCGTCCGTAGGAAGCCCATACAGTGCGTTTCCTTTGTTTTGTAGGGAATCATACAAGAGAGGGGCAAGACGGCCACCATACGCCTTCTCAGAGCGTTCTAGAGTAGGATAACGAGCAGGCCATACACGCATTGCGTATCCGCGAGATAAAAGTACGTTATATAGGCTCATTTCGTTCTGTGGCGTACCCAAGTAAATAATCTTACCTTCGGGCTTTAGAACAGCGTCAAATTCCTTGACAGTCTCTCCTAGCTTCTCACGCATCATGTGCGTCATAGAATTGTTAGGAACTTCTACGTCATCAGCAATAATAATGTCGGCACGTGAACCTGTAAGCTGTCCTGTTACACCAACTGACTTTACAGAGGGTGAACCAGACGCTTTAGCAGGTGCTACGTCAAACGCAATCTTAGACCAGCGTTGTCCTTCCTTTGCCACAAGATGTTGGCAGATAGGTAGTTCGCATATGATACGCTGCGTAAACGTAGAGAAATCATCAGCACGTGCCTTAGATGCTGAGACAACCATAAACTTAAGTTGTGGGTTTAACAGTAGCTGGTGTACCACGTAGGCGGCAGTGATGTAGGATTTACCCACACCACGAAATGCCTCAATGATACAACGCTTGGGACTATCCTGAAGATACTGTGCAATATCGTACTGGATAGGAGTAGGCTCTGGTAGACCTAAGTGTTGCCACACTAGGTACGTAAAGTTCCTAAAGTCGTGTAGAGCCTTTGGTATCTCTGTCATTGTACCTTCTCTGCTACCTCAAATGGTAATTCATGTAAAAGATTTGCAAGGGGGTTTGACTCTGTTATAGCGTCTAACGATGCCCCATTGTCCTTAAGAAACTTAACAGCGACTGATAGTTCGGACGCAGTAGCCTCTCCGCTACGTACGCGCAGCAGGAGTTCCTGAGTAACAACATCATGCAAATCATCCATCTGTTGCTTTTTTGCCATCTTATGCCATACCTTTTCCGTATTTATTTTTTTTCTTGTTATCAGTTAGCTTCTTAGGTGCAGCACGTTCTGTAGGTTTATTAGTGTTTTGCTGCAACAATCTAAGCTGTTCCTCTAACCTTTTAATCTCTGTTTCATTTTTCTTAGGTGTAGGTAGAGGTGGTTTCTTCTTTTTGTATTTTTGTATATTTTCTGACATTACTGCCATTCTCCTGTACGAATTTGCTCTGTAACTTCCACCGCACGTTGTCCAACTTGTTTAGCCCAACGACTCTTCAGAAACTCGTCTGCTGCCATATCGTAGTTTCCTTCCTTTAGCAGAGCCATTGCGTTTACGAACTTTGCTACTGTCCCTATCCCTACGTTGAAGGTGAAGTTGATAAGGGCTGCAAAACGTACCTCGTCTAGGTCTTTCGTCCACGCAAACCTTCGTGTCAGTTGTGTTACTGCATTCTGTATGTCGTGTTCTAACAGTAGTTCTGCTTCGCTCTCTGTTATACCAACATCGTCTAAGTTTCTTCCAACGCCTATAGTACATTTTCCTGCGGTACAAAAATAAGGTTT